TAGTCAAAGCTGAAAATCATTTTATTGCCTCGACCAACCTTTGAATAATAAAAACGCTTAAGAGTGTTAATCATGGAATCAACATCCATGCCACCAACATTATAATAGTAAAATTGCAATTTTTTAACTTTGCTCCAAACAGAACGAACCTTATCAACAGTCTCTTTTCCTGCTCGTAGCCACTGACCACTTTCAATCAAGTGCATGGGAACTCCGCTCAAAGCTGAACACTGGCGCATAATAAGCTCTTCCTTGCTCATTTCACCGTTGTCAAAATGAAGCACTGCGACATTGTATAGCAAACTAACCTTGGTGCTGTAATCCATGCAAAATTGAGTCTTACCAACACCGCTTCGCGCAACTACAACAGTAATATTTCCAGGGCGAAGTAATGAACCATAGATTTCGTTGATTTTGGTGTGTGGCCCCATCATGCCAAACTCTTCAACAGGGTTAGCTCCACGCTCTTCAATTAGAGCTTCCATTTCATCATAGATGTTTTCTGGAGAGTCGTTTCCAACTTCGTATTGATTAATACGATTATTATATTCTTTATCAGCAATAGAAATAATTTCACCATAACTACTTTCTGGTGAAATCGTTCTCATCTTCTTCGCGATTGATTGCGAAGATTCATGAATCTCTCTGCGGATTGTATATTTCTTGAGTTCTTTAGCGGTCTTAATTAAACTGCCTTCCGAGACTTTTCTCATGCCAAGAGATTTAACATACTCAGCGACATTAATAACATCATCAAATGAGATGCCTAAGCTCTGAACTCTTTGTGCAATAATTACATCGTCAATATCTTCGTGAGCTTCTAGAGCTTGCTTGACGATTGTGAAGATTGTTTTATTTAGGGAATTATCTTCACTATAAAAATCACGTTCGCTAACAAAAGCGGAAATGTCAAAATATGATTCGGGATTTTTAATTAGGCCAGCTAGTAGCTGTTTTTCAAGTTCGTAAGAGTAAATCATGCTAGCAATACGCTACAGCACTTACTCTTCTTCGTCAAGAAAATCTTCATCTAAATTTTCACCACCAAACATAAATTCATTAGAATCAGCATTTTCTAAATATTTTTCTATTGCTTTTCTCATGCCAAATTCAACAACTTGAGAATCATATTTAGCATAAATCAAAGGAACTCCATCTTCTGAAATATAACCAAGAACAATAGCTTTGTATTTGTCAGCATTACCACTTAGTTCATAAAGTTGGTCAATTAAATTTGGCGGCATCTGAAACTTGGACATTTCTTTAGTGAAATTTTTTTTATTCATATAATTATTTTACAGAAAAACTCCTTGCGATTCAAAAAAATCTTTATTTAATTCTGAAACATCATAAATCTCTATCAAGGTTATTCCGTTGATTTGGCAAAAATCAAACTTTTTAGAATCTCTTTTTAGTTGTTGAAGAAATTTTGCTCTGCTTCCGTGAAAGAATGGCACAAATTTAGTGTGCTGTCGCCCTTGAACTTCAATAGCGATCTTCTTGTTTGCATTAAAGAAGTCAAAAGTTAATCTCGTTTCTACCATTCTTAATTCCTCAAAGGTAACGTCATCTTTCCAATACTGGAAAAGAAAACGTTTAACTTCATCTTGGAACTTGCTACGAGTTTTCTTTTGCCAATCAATTAAATATTGACGAGCATTCTTTAAAGTCTTTTCTTTGCCGTAAAGAGTTTTAAACTTCATTGGAAATTAAACTCCTGAAATAGCTGATTAAAAATTTGCAAAGCTCTGGGTCTTCTTCTACAGCTTTAAAAAGAGAAGCTTCGCCATGAATTTTTTCTGGAAATGTCAAATTGTTTTCTGTAAGAAGTTGAATAAAGTCTTCAGTAGGAGCAAACCAAGCGCCACTTTTTGCAACTAGCTCCCAAGCTAGCAACAAATCAACAATTTCTTTCTCGATCCAAACGGACTTACCGCCTGTTCTGCCATAGCGAATTGGATATGGGATTGTTAGGTTAGTCTTTTCATTGGGCGACTTTTTAACGGTAACTTTTGCCCAATGTCCAATTGGGGGATTTTTTTCCAAATCAATCTTATCTGCTGATGTCTTAAGAATAAGATCGCCTTTGAAGCGTGGTTCAAACTCTAGAATCCAGTTAGCAAAGTGTAGCAAAGCATTGCCACCTGTTGCAGACGTTTGACGAACAGGAGCTTTAGAATAAGGGTCTAGCTTAATGTCTGCCCGAACCTGAGAGATGAAGATTGCCATGTGCCCACGCTTTGCGAGAGCGATGGAAAGCTTTTTCATAAATGTCGCAGCAATAACTGCACCACCAGCAACCTTTGCGCTCTCTTCAAAAGACTTATCCATATCGTTCTTTGCAATCAATCCATCCACAGCGTCAAGCAAGAAACAAAATTTTGTCTTTTCTTCATTTTTTGAAACTAGTTGACGCATTGCATCCACAACTGTTTCATAAATATTACTTTCAAAAACAAAGCAAGTGCCAGCAACCCATTCCTCAGCAGTGAACACGAATTTAACACCTGAACGCTTTTGCATTTCGGGTGAAAGGCGACCTTCAGCTTTAATATAAAAGCCCTTAGAGTTTTCAATTTCATTCAAGAAGTTCTTCATAACTTCCAGAGCTTCACTTGTTTTGCCGCCTTCATTCATTCCTACGAAACGATGCAAGCCAGGGCCAAAGCCTCCGCCAAGCTGCAAATCGAGTTGTAAAGAACCACTTGACACCTTGTAGTCAACTGTTTCTTCAAAATTGTAGTGATCTTCTGAGTTCTGCTTTAAAAAGGTGCTTAGAACTTCTGTAGAAGTAATCTTTTTTTCTTCGGGTGTTTTAGTCTTGGCCATTTAAAAAGTCTTTGATTGTTTTGGGTTTTCTGGCGATATGCCTTTTCTCTATATTAGGATCATCTTTAAGTACGATGATTTCTGGCTTTGATTGCAAATCAGATTTATAGATTCTGAATCTAGAATCTAAATCTTTAAGAATCTTATCTGCAAAAAGAATAGCTAGACTCTCACCTTTAAAGGTGAAAGTTGTATCTTTTAAGAACTCAATACTATACCTCTCAATCAAACGATTGAGAAGGACATACTCTCGCTGCCAAAATTCTCTTTTAGATTTTTGAGGAACCTCGACAAACTTGGCAACGAGAGACTTTTTATTTGGTTTCTTAGGAGCCATCAACTACCATACGGCCAATCTAAATCATTTGCAACCATTTTCTCAACTAATTTAGGAAAAGATGTTTCTGGTTGCCAATTTAAACACTCTCTAGCTGGAGTTGAATCTCCCCAGAGAAGATCGACTTCTGCTGGGCGATAAAATTGAGGATTAATCTGAACTAAGATTTTCTTTGTTTCTTTGTCAACGAAGATTTCATCAACGCCATTACCAATCCATTCACCTTCAATGAAAGCTGCTTTAAATGCTAGCTCCACAAACTCGCGAACAGTATGAGTTTCATTAGAAGACAATACATAGTCTTTGGGGGCTTCTTGGTTCATCATGGACCAGATTCCTCTAATGAAATCTTCAGCATCGCTCCAATCTCTCTTGGCATCTAAATTACCCAGTTCAATAGGTAAAAATGATTTACCTGAATAATGAATTGCTTCGTAGATTCTGGCAACATTCTTTGAAATCTTGCGGGTAACGAATTCCTCTCCTCGGCGTACCCCTTCATGATTAAAAAGAATACCTTGAACAGCGTAAATATTATAAGAGTCTCTATAGACCTTCACAAGATGATGAGCAGCGCATTTAGCAGCGCCATACGGTGATCTTGGACGGAATGGATGATTAATGTCTTGCGGAGAGTAAATGACATCGCCAAACTGCTCACTGCTGCCAGCATTATAGAATCGTGTTTGTGGAGAATAGTTTCTAATAGCCTCCAAGCAAAAGAGAACTCCCATACAGTTCGTTTGCATGTGATTCACTGGCATTTTCCAACTATTACCAACAAAAGAATTAGCTGCAAAATTAATAAAATAATCTGGCTTTTTATCGCGAATTACTTGGTTAATATTTTCTGGATCAGTAATGTCTAGTTCAATTGTTGAAAATCTTTGATGATTTTTAAGGTGTTCAATATTGTCGTGATTAGGAACGCTAAGACGACGATGAGCGCCGAGCACAAAGTAATTTGTATTTTTTAATAGATAGTCTGCCATTAGCGAACCATCTTGACCCGTAATACCTG